AGAAGTTCAAGAAGTTCAAGAAGTTCAAGAAGTTCAAGAAGTTCAAGAAGTTCAAGAAGTTCAAGAAGTTCAAGAAGTTCAAGAAGTTCAAGAAGTTCAAGAAGTTCAAGAAATTATGAAAAAATATCCAGAAGTTAAAGCAATCGAAGACGCAATTAATAAACTACGTTTAGAATTAAAAGAATATTCTGCGGAACAAAGTTTAGCAAAAGAAAAAAAAGCAAAGGAATTAAAAGACCTTATTCGAAAACGTGGCGAATTAGTGATGAAAACTAATATAGATGAATTACCACATGAAGTAAAACCACTGGCGTCTAGGGTACCACATCCAAAGGAAAAGGAAAAAAGAGGTATACCAGATAAAGTTAGAGATTATAAAGACGAAAGCGAAAGCTTTACTAAAGTATTCTTCAGGTAGTTCGACTACCTGAGGACAATTAAAGGATAAATAAAATGATTTCAAAGTATTCAAAGTATTTAGAAATATCAAAAAATGAAATAAAAGTTAAAAAAGAGTGTTATGTTGAAATAGATTTAAATGAATATAAGGATATTAACGAGGAAATATTAAATGATAATTTGGTTTTAAATATTCAGGGTTTTTTCGAAATAATATTCCCAGAAGATTTAAATAGTATTAGATTTACGTTGCCATATCATGTAAATCTATTTAAACATGACGTGCGAATGGATAAAAAAGTTATGACATTATCTTTCAAACCAGGAGATACTCTTTGTAAAGCATTTTTTAAAAATAAAAATACCAGTATTGAATTACTTAGTTCATTATTACAGAATAGAATTAAATATATATCGGACGATATTTCCGAATTAGTAATTAATATTTACTCACAGTTATCTGGAATTACAAATATAGATTTATTTAATATTGAAATTATTTTATCCAAAATGTTTGCTACTGTCGAATCAGGTAAATTAATTCCCCTGAGATTAACAAATAAAAATTATTCGAAACAATATGCTATTGATTTTACTAAAGCTTCTCATGGTTATAACAATATCCTTGGTTTTAGTTATGGATATACAAATAAATATCTAATGGAAAAAGTTACAAAATCTAATAAAATAGATAATAGTTATATTGAAAATATAATTACAAATAAATATTCTAAAATTAAAGAATTACAAGATAAGGAAACACACAATGATAGTAAATAAAAAATTATTTTTAGAACATTCTTCCGATTTTCTTCCTGCGGAAAAACCATCTTTTTTTCAAAGAAATAAAGATAATATTTTAATAGGTTCTGCTGGTTTATTGGGAGCAGGAGCCTTAAGTTATTTAGGTGGAATGGCAGGGGAAGATTATGGAGAAAATGCTCATAAAGAACATATAAATGAATTAAAAAATAATTTAACTTTAAATAACGAAAGATTAACGGATACAAATGAAAAGTTAAAAATATTATCAAATTTTAATCCCTCAAGCCAAACACCAATCGATGAAAAGTTAATCGATTCAACTGAAATATCAAAAATTAAAGATAATTTAAAAAATGAATTGAATAGGATAATTACTAATCCAAACGCAACCGAGGAACAAGTAGCATTAGCCTATAAAAACTATAATGCTCAACTAACACGATTATACGATGTTGGAAATACTAATCTTAAATTTGGTGGAGATTTTAGAACTGATGGTGAAATCAAAGATCTTTTTCCATCATTAAAAAAAGATGAACCTTCGTTTTTGAAGAGGTTGGTGTCAAATGACGACTTATCAAATCCAAATCAAGAAAATATTAAAAATCGTGCGGCGATAGATGCTTTAGTTAAAAATGCAAATAATTTAAATGATATTAGAGAAACTATCCCAGATGATCCAGATAAAATACGCGAATATAATTCGGCACGCGTACCAGCTCTAGAAAATAAATTTAATAAAAATATAGAATATTTAAATAAAGAGAATGAAAATATCGACAAGAATTTAAACGATTTAAATTCTCCGGAAAAATTTAAAGAAACGAAAAACAAATTTAAAAATATTGGGTTGGCAACTGGAGGAATTTTAGGCGGGCTTGGAGCAGCAGCGGGGACATATAAACTAAATAATTTAGCAAAAGATTATAAACAAAAACAAGAAGAAATTAGAAATAATGAACTAAATAGTTATGGTCAAAAATTATAAATTATAAATTATAATTATAATTATAAATAGGAAATTTAAATGGAAATAAAAAAGATTTTTTCCCCAGCAGGAATTACCGGAATTAAAGAAATATATTTTAAAAATTTATCCAATGGTTCTGGTATAAATTTAATATATTTTACAAACGTTACTAATATTGCTCCGACGGTTAATGATATAAATGGAGTATCGTTTTTAAATACTAGTAAAAATAAAACTTATTTTAATATATTTATATTACCTCCTTCTTTTATATTTTATAATCATAGAGTAAGTACTTTAAATTATACTAAGTTTTTTAAAACAATTGCTCCAAAAAAAGGAATTAATGGTAGAATAGTTAAAACTATACCTTTGACAAAAACAGATCAATTATCAAAAAGTACTTTTTATGATTTAACTAGTCTAGGAGAAACTTTTAAAAAAGTTTCTAGTATTTCCGAAATTAAATCTATTCAGGAATTAATGAAAACTTTTGAAAAAATAGCGGTGGAATTTTCTAAAACTTATTATAAAAAAGATACATATATATTATTAGAAACTGATTTTAATAATAAAGAAATTTTAGAATTATTATTAAAATATTATCGTATAAAAAACACGTTAATCGATTTAACAGGTATTCCAAATTTAAAAGGAATAATTGTTAAGGTTAAAAATATATATTTTCCACTTACTGAAATTAAGAGCACTACCCTTGGCGATATATTAACTATTAATTTACAGGCTCTACATAAAATAGAAAAACACTTGGAAAAAGATATAGAAGTTTTACCAAACTCTCCAAAAATTATTTCGGACGAACATGTTTTGGAATCTAAAGAATCTAAAGAATCTAAAGAATCTAAAGAATCTAAAGAATCTAAAGAATCTAAAGAATCTAAAGAATCTAAAGAATCTAAAGAATCTAAAGAATTATTAAAAAAATTAGAGGATATAAAACAGTTAACGTCGGACGCCGTAACAGACGATATTAAAATAAATACTATATTGAACGATACAAATCAATTGATTAATAGAAGTAATAAAAATATTTTAAAAAATCCAAAATTAGAAAAATATAAAAAAGAACTATCTTTAATTAAAGAATTGAATTTTAAATTTAATGGTAGTATTAAAGTTTCTAATGAAAATTTACCAAAAAATTTATATTATGATCCAGTTAAGGCGACTGGTATAGAAACATATACTGGTTATAATAAACAAAAAACAGAATTTGACGAAGTCCTTGATGAGGCGATGTTCGATTTATTCAAATCCTTGGAAATTGATGATGAGGTTGGTTTAAAAGTTCAGAAGATAAAAATATCATTTGAGGATAATATAAAAAATCGTTTTAAAATTTATAAAATTAAATTAAAAAATACCAAATTTGGATATAATAAACCATACGATATAGAATTACGAGTTCCATATCCAATACAAGGGAAATATATTAAATTGGATTCAAATAAATATATTATGCAAAACCAATTTTTTCCATATCCTATATTAAAAATTCAACCGGATACGGTAAGAATTTATACCCATTTTAGCACAGCGGCTGTAGAATTAAAGGGTGGTATTGTTTCTACAACTAGCGATTTAAATAGAATTAAAGATAAATTTTTAATTAAATTGACCGAATATAAGAAAAAAGTAAAAACGCAAAATTTAACAATAACCGAAATAGATGATATAAAAAATAAATATGGTTTACCAAAAAACCTTAACGATAGTTTATTTACAAATATCGAAATTAGATAATGGATGGATCATGTTAATTAATAAAACGAAAATAAAATTCGAGGAAAATATACAAACCATTAAAGTAAATATATATAATTACGATACCGAACCACCATATTTTTATATTCGAAATAATTTATCTACAAAAAATTATAGAATAAGTATATCGTTTAAATATTTAAATGATAAATTTGGTTTAAATATTGGGGTTATACGAGATTTTTCTAAATTTAAATTATCGGAAAGTAAATTAAATTTATTTTTATCGCTATTTAAACCTTTTCAAAAAATTATAATTAATGATATGGAAATATCGATTAAAAAATTATATTTTAGCGGATATACCGAACATACAAATATTTTTTTAATAAGTAAAAAATATAAAAATACCTATTCGACTACTTTAGCTTATTTTTCCACTGAATATTATAATATAAATAATTTTTTAGAATCTAAAATTTTTAAAAGGATTTTAAATGGCTGAATTAGGAATCGGTTTTGAGGATATTGGTCAGGTTACTTACACCGAGGAAGATATAGCCAACTTAAAAGATATTAGTAAAAAAATTAAAGATGAAGCTCAAGAAAAAATTAATCCGTTTACTGGTAAAGCTAATGCCTTAAATCTTCCTCCTAACGACGAGGATCTACCAGAGGAACCTTTACCAACAGAAACTTTAGAAAAAATAGACGAATATATTAATCCAGATACTAATGAAGTTGTTATAGGAAATAATAATACTAATTTATTTGATAATTATCATAATTTTTACATAAACTTTTTTAAATATTTAAAATATTTTTTAGGTACAAATTTAACAAAAGGTTATAAATCCCGAACTGGTGAAGTACAATACATTAAAAACTTTTCATTTAATTATGGTTCTCAAATTATGTCTTCGTTTGATTATTATGATGGAGCATCGTATGAATTACCATTTGCAAAAATTAATTTAATAGACGTTCGTCCGATGGATAACGTCCAATACGTATCCAGACAGAGTCTTGGTAAAACTCCAGCTAATAATATTATTATAGCCGAAAATGAGGATTTAAACGAGGTTATATTTACTTCGGTACAATACAATTACCTTAGTTTATCAGTTGAATTAACGTTGGAAAGTTCTGCGGAAGTACTGGACTATATAAGTAATATAAATACCCATATACCACTTAATTATACAGTATATATACCAAAATATTATAATTATATAAATATCTCTAGCGTAACTAAAACTTGGAAAAAAGAACATAATTACTATGGATTAACTATTATACCAAGCAATACTTATAGCAATAAATTATACACTTATGGTAAATTGGAATTCGAACCATCTATGGAACTTACCAACGTTACTCAAAGTATTTCTAAAGAGGAAAATTTAAATATTTTAAATTTAGATTTTATATTTGGATTAACTATTCCTACGAACGTTTATAAAAAGACTAAAATAGGAATTCATAAAATTACTACTGATATAGATTTAAAAATTAATAATGATATTATTAATAATTTACCGCTATTAAATACATTGACGGCTGAAAGTTTTATCGATATAGAAAGCGGTGATCTTTTAAAACTTGGATCTAAATCGGCAACTATTAAAGAAACTATTGTTTTAGATCAACAAAATCTTTTGATACATAGCCCATACAAAATATTATCTTTTGGAACAGAAATCAATTTCAGAACTCTTTTAGAAAATAACCATAATGCGTATTCTGGAATTGGATTTTGGAAAAAACGTATTTATACTGATTTATTAGCCTTGACTGATGATACGAATATGGAAAATTTTATACCATTAAATTATTTATTTAATGATAAAGCAAAAGAAGATAACATTATAGAAACAATTGTTATAAAACAAGATCCAACAAAAACTATAGAAGAGAATATAGATATTCTTTTTAACGGTGGAACTTTAAACACCGAGGAATTTCCAGGAATTTATTCTTGGTATAGTATTATGTACGATGAATTAAATACTAATAAAGTATTTAGATTTTGTATCATACCATCGAATAATTTGGATGATAACAATATTTTAGAAGAAAACGCAGAATTGGAAATCTTTCCAGAAGGTACGAATTTTCATTATTTAATTAAAAGTAAATACATCTTGGCCGAAGCCGATGAAATAAATAATCCCGAGGATTATTATAACAGTATTTTACTTTATAACTAAAAATAGAAATAAGTTATAAACTATAGTAAATATACTTCACGTGAAATATATTTCTAAAAAAAATTAGGAGAAATTCTTATGGAATTAAAGCAAATTATGTCTCAAGAAGTAGCTGCTGTACTTGAAGAAGCTACAGGAATTGTTACAAATAGACTAGTAATGGAATCATTACTTAAAAATGGAAAAGTTACTATTGAAGAAGCTACATTTTTAAATAAATTAGCATCTGAAGTTATTACAGAAGCAGCTGAGGATTTTATCCCAGATTCAATCGAAGTACCAGATGCTTCAGTTGAAGAAAGTACTCAGAATATCGAAGAAAGTACTCAGAATATCGAAGAAAGTACTCAGAATATCGAAGCTGAACCAGCTCAAGAAGAACTTACTGAATCTGAAGCAATTGTTAATAACCTTATTAACAAACTTTTCTAGGAGAATAAAATGGCATTATTAAATAAAGTAATCGAAAATAAAAGAGATGAGTACATGATCAATGTACTTGAAGAAGGTACTACTGAACTAGAATCTTTAAAAACTAAGAAATATCTTACTGAGAATCTTCATATGATTGGAAAAATTCTTATGGAAGAAGGTGTAGTGGATGCGGCCAAGCAAAACTTAGCTAATAACTGGGGTAAATATGCTGCAGGTGCTGGTGTTGCTGCAGGTACTGGTTTAGCAATCGCACATCCGGAAGCAACTGCTGGATATGTTGCACAAGGGTTGAGTGCTGTTGGAGCAGATGCTGAAACTACAGCTAATGCTACTAAAGGTACATTTGATGCTCTTCAAGGTGCTCAAGATACTATAATTTCAGCTGGTGAAACTATAAAAGATGAGGCTGGTAATATTTATGATAAAGCTGGTAATCTTTTACATAAAGCTGGTGAAAATATTGAAGCTGGTTATCAAGACGCCAAAGCTAATGTAGAAGCTAACCCAGCAGCTTATGCTGCAGGTGCTGGCGCACTTGGTGGAGCTGCTTTAGGTGCTGGTGGTATGTATCTTGCTAACCGTAATCAACAAAGAGTATAAATAACTTAATTAATCTTCCCCGATGGGAAGATTAATTTCCTGTCGTCTAAAAAGGAACTAAATGAGAAAAAGAAAAAATATTTTAGAACATACCGAAGATTTTAAAAAGGTTCATTTTAATAAATACGATTATAATTTAGCTATAAAAAAATACAAATCATTCAAATATTTAAGTACTAGTACTAAAATAGAAATATTGTGTCCAAAGCATGGAGAATTTTTACAAACCATCAATATGCATAAAGGTGGTAATGGTTGTCCACATTGCCATAAAATAAATAAAAGAAAACCATTAAAGAACATATCGGAACATATAATATCCTTTCAGACAAAACATTTTAATAAATACGATTATTCAAAAATAAAATATTTAAATTCTAATACTAAAATAGAAATATTGTGTCCAAAGCATGGAAGTTTTTGGCAAACCCCGAATATGCATAAATTGGGTTCTGGTTGTCCAAGATGCTCTGAATCCAAAGGCGAAAGAAAAGTTAGAGAATTTCTAGAATCTAATAATATATCTTACGAACAAGAAGTTAAACTATTTGATAATTATAGATTCGATTTTTATTTAGAAGAACTTAATACAGTCATTGAGTACGATGGAAAACAACATTATGAACCAGTGGAATATTTTGGTGGTTTAGAAGGGTTTCTAAAAACTCAAAAACGGGATAGAATTAAAGAAGAGTATTGTTTAAAAAACGATATAAGAATAATACGGATTAGATATTCCGAAGGTGTAGAAGAAGTTTTAGACGAAATAACAAACATAACAAAAACTTAATTAAAAAATAAGGAAATTAATATGTCATTAGAAATGATTTTAGAAAATAAAAGAGATGATTATTTAATTCAAGTACTTGAAGAAAGTACAACAGAACTGGAAACTTTAAAAACTAAGAAATATCTTACTGAGAATTTAAACTTAATTGAAAAAATTCTAGTAGAAGAAGGTTTATTAGATACTTTAAAAAATCATGGTGGTAAAATAGCCGCAGGTGTTGGGCTTGGTGCAGCTGCAACATATGGAATGGATCATTCCGATCAAGTAAAAGAAGCTGTTCATACAGGTATCGATAAGGCTAAAGAAATGTATCATAATACTGTGGATAATAAACCAGAAGGTACGGAACATACTCCAAGCCAATTAGAAAAAGATAGAACTTATACTAGGGGACTTGATATAAAAAATAATGACGAACTTGATAAAGCAGTGGCTGATAAAAAAGTTCATCCTGATAATACTGTGGTAAAAGAATTAAGAAATTCGTTTGGTAAATCATTAATGGGTCCAAAAAGACAAGGTGAATAATATGAAAATTTTAGAAGAATCAATTGATTATATGACAACTAGATTAATCAATTTTAATTTGCAAAAAAATGGGTCTGTTACATTAGAAGAAGCTAAGTTCTTAAACAAACTAGCTACGGAAATTCTATTAGAGGCAGTTAACGAAATTCAAGAAGAAACTCCAGATACAGACAGAGTGCTTACAGATGAACAAGGAAATGAATTTATTTATAATCCGGTAACTGGCGAATTAGATCCAGTGGATACCCCAGAACCGGAAACTACCGAAGATGGGTTAGGAGTACCTCCGGAATCTCCGGAATCTCCGGAAGAGGATATCGATCAGGTTATACCAGCTGAAGGTATGGTTCCAGAACTTGGCGAAGGTCTTACTGAATCAGAAGTTATAGCTAACAGATTATTAAAACTATAAGGATTAAATATGCGAAGTGCATTGGAGAAATCTTATAGTAATCCATTATCTTCTCCAAATATGTTTAAGGATATAACAAAAAGATTATCTGAAAATAATGTAGCGAATAAAGATAAAGGAACAGCATTTGATAAAACTTCGGTAAATAGTGTTCAAAGTGAAGTTTCAGATCCTTTAGCTCACATGAAAAGCGATGTACAAAGCGCTGAAAAAAATGTTCTTCAAGGTTCTAAAACAGTACTCACAAATTTAAAAAGAAATGACGAACATAATATTAATTCAATTATTGATAAACTTGGAGTTGATAAAAGCACTCCAAGTAATTCTTTATTTGAAGATACAGCTTTACCAAGAGTTTTTAATATTTTTGAGGAACGGGCTTTTGGAGAAGAAGTTAAACCAACCCCTGGAATTAAACATCAAACTGATGGTATAATTGGGGAAAAGAAAGTTAATACTACTGGTTTACATGGAATTAAAATGTCGCAAAAAAATCAAGATAATGGTTTAAAAGTAAATAGATATTTAAATAATGCTAAGACTGGAAATTTAACACAAGCTGGTACCCCTAGAATAAACAGAGAATTGGATTGTTCTAACCCAATGAATTTAAATCATGTTAAATGTCGAAGTAAAGATAATACTAAATTACGACCAGAAATAAAACCTATTGGATAATTCCAATAGGTTTTTCCTGTCTTTATGAAACAAACTAAATAATATACCACAACACAAGAGTTATATATGATTACATACGAAATTCCAACGGAACTAACTTCGGAAACAGTAGCACTGAATAATTTAACAGAAGCCAAACCATTCAAATTAAATCAAAATTTAGTATCAGAAACTTTTTTATTAGATAATTGTAAAACTATCCCATTTCGATCAAAATATAAAAATAGGCCGGATTTAATAGCATACGAACAATATGGAATTATGGAATATTATCCAATAATATTATTCGCGAATAATATTGGTAGTCTATTTCAATTTAATCAAGATAATCTAAATAATAATATACTTATTCCAAATTTAGATTTTATTCAAAAATATTTAATTTAAAGGAAACATGATGATGACAAACACAAATACTTCTGGAGGATTAAAAGAATCTTTAACTTCTAGAACTGATACCGGAACATTAAATTCATCCAAACAATATTCTTATTTGAAGGATACTACCGTTGCAATGGGGATGAATTTAATACAAGACAAAGATTTTTACAAGGCGGTTAATGAAAAAATTAAAGTAGCTTTATCAAAATTCAGTACTTCTAAAAAAACTAAATTAGTTCATGAACTAATGACTAAAAATCAAATAGTATTTGGCCAAATTAATGTCGAAGTCCCCGTCGAAGTCATAGCTAAAGAAAATACGTTATATAAAATTTTTATTAATCCTTTTGCAGTTCTTAATTATGGTGGAAAAGGTAGAATAGATCAATTTAAAAAAATAATATATGATTTACAAAATACCCTTACTGCTATTAAAGGAACTAGAACTTTAATTACATCTCAACAGGTTCTTAAAATAGATTCATTGGAAAAAGATAAAAAAGAATATATTGAAAAATTTATGGCCGAAATAGATTGGTTAAAATTGGTCGATTTATCTTATTTTGGATTATTACAATTTTATGCTTATAACGCTACTAATAAAAATAAACCAGAAAAAGTTAAAGTATATAAAACAACGGAAGATTTATTACTTAAACAGATTCGTAAAGTTCTCTCCAGAGTCGATTCTTCTTTAAAACCAGCTATTAAAACAGAAACGGAAGAAGATATTAAAACAGAGAAAGATATCAAAATTATTAAACTTAGATTGGCTGTTCAATTTATGATGTTAACGTATTTCTTACAGATGAGTACTAAAAGCGCATTAGAAATTTTAAAAGCGAATAAGAGTGAATTCGTAAGAGTTTCGTTAGATGCAATTTTTCCAGAAGAAGATCCAGATTCTAAAAAGAATAGAACACCATATGAAGATAACGCAAGACATGAGAATATAATTTCTAAAGGCGAAGAAGCTAAAGAATACTATGAAAAAGTAATGAAGGATTTTGCTAAATTCAGACCAGAAAAATTCGAGGATTTTGCTAAACTTTTGGAAATATTAGATATTTTAAAAATATCAGATAGTACTTTAAAAACTCTTATGATCCAAAATGTTGGAGAAAAAGAATATTATAATTATTATACATTCTTACCAAAACTTATAGCATTGTTCTGTACTATGAATTATAATTCGCAATTGTTTCCGGAATTAAATGAAATAGATTCTAAACTTCAAAAACGTTTAGAGGAATTGGTACTTAACCAAAAATCAATGACAATTATAAAAGAAAATAAAATAATTTAAACAATAACTAAATAAAAATAAAACAAGGAATATAAAATGATATTAGAAATAAATAAAAATGTGTTAGTTGAAGAAGCTGTTGAAATGTTAGAGGAGTCTCTTAAAGGTCGTGTAAAAAGCGCTTTAAAAAGTTTAAACCCGGCTAGAAAAAGTATAACAAATGCTATAAAAACAAAACGATCTGAACGAACAGAACTTCTTAAAAATCCTTCAAAAATAGATAATAATGGGTATTCTAATAGAGAACATGCAAATACTATTAACCAACAAACGAAAGCCTTATCTAAAGATAAAGCAAGTTCTCTTAGATTTCAAAGAAAAAATGATTTTCAAAATGGAACTGGGAATTGGGTAGGTAATAAAAATACAGTTGAAAAGATATCGTCTAAAATAAAAGATACTAAAGATAATATAATATCTAGTACAAAAGATGCTATTTTTAGAGCAACTTCTCCAAAAATAGAAACTACTCCGGAAAGAGTTATTATAAAAAGTAACCGCAAACCAGGAAGATTTTAAAATAATTTAATTAACTTAGAGAATATTCTCTAAGTTAATTTCCTGTCTTTGAACGATCTAACCAACCTAAATACTCGCGTTTTTATCTATAGTTAACTATCAGTACACACACTATGAATAGTTAACTAAGTGTCGTATGTTAGTTATTTAGTTTTTTAAAAATTTTTAAAACCAAAATTTAAG